GCATTCATCGGGCCGGTCACAATGCCACCCTCAGCGAGTGCCACACGAGGCAAAGAAATGTTTGGCAGTTCACTGATGTTGATACCGAACGAAGTGATGCCGGTCAACGCGGTCAACCATTTAGGCGCACTAACCTGGATACGATTCAGGGCGCGAATGATGAAGTTCACACCGTTGATAATCCCGTTAGCAAAACCCTCAAACATGCCAATCATTCCATTAATGATGCCGTAGAAGAACTCGCCCAGACCCCCAAAAGTATCCTCGAACATAGTTGTGAACGGTTCAAGAAACGCCATGAAGTTCTCGAACGCCTCAACGAGGTACCCAATAGCAGCGACCAACAACACCGCCAGAATCTCTGCCACAACCTCGAAAATAGGGACCAAGAACTCTAGTAAATCAAGCAACACAGGGAGCACAGCGTCAATCAAAGGCAAAAACGCTTCAATCAAGGTGATCATGATAGGTGCCAGGGTTGCAATCAAATCTGTGAGGACCGGGAGCAACGCTTCCACGATCGGCATGAACGCCTCAATGAGAAGCATAAGAACCGGGAGCAAAGCGTCAAGCGCTGTCAGAAACACGTCAGCAAGCATGGGGGCCAGCTCAGCTATCACCGGCAACAGTTGGTCCAAAAGCTCCACGAACACAGGCAACACTGCCGCAATAATCTCGAAGAAAATCTCAGCCAAGTTTCCAAGGATAGGAATGAGTGGTGTAAACGCCTCCAACAACGCAGGCAACATTCCGACAATGTTTGTTAGTACCGGCCCCAGCTCCGTGAACGCTGTAGCAAGCTCCTCACCAACAGCCTCCAACACCGGTTGAATACCCTCAACAAGTTCAGCAAACACTGGGAGCAACGCTGCGCCCGCAGTTTCCTTGATGTTGTCAAACGATAAGCCCAACTTATCGGACGCATCCGCAGTAGCCGCAGCCACGCCGCCGTACTGCGACTCAACCTCTTTAAGGATAAGTTCCTGAGCGCCCAACAAATCGCCCGACTCCTGAAGAACCTTAACCTGTTCCTTCTGCTGATCTGTGAACACCGTACCGTTACGGGCCAACGCTGTAAGACCCTTAGTTGGGTCCTCAAGGGCTTTACCCAAAGCAATCGCGTTACCCTCAGCGGAACCGACAACACCGGCCATGTCGAACGCCGCAATGGTCACACGGTCGAAGACACCGCCGGCCTCGTCAGCCGAACTCGACAATTGCTTGAAAGACAACAGCTGTGCCTGAACACCCTTGATAACTTTGTCGTCGACAGCGATGCGCATTTCCTGCGACTTGGCAAACTCACCTAACCGGTCAGTGACCTTAGCTGTCTCGTCGCCGAACACACCGGTGGCGGCAGCAACAGCTTCCAAACGTGCCTGTGCAGTGGCCGCAGCCTCCGCAGCAAGAACAGACTCTTTAGCGAAGTTGCCGATAGCGCGGACAGAGAACGCTGCACCAACCGCGAGAGCAATCTTGCCGAGGCTAGAACTAAACCCCTTCAGCGCACCCTCAGCCTGCTTCAGCCCGCTCTTATCAAAACTAGAAACAATCGGGAGCTTAATAGCCATTATTTATCCCTCATTCGCCTGGAAACAATCTCGCTGTACTTCTCAAGGATGCCCCGCGCAATACGCTCCACGTCAGGTTCCTTCTTCTTCCACGCAGGAATAGCGAAACGCCCCAACCCTCCACGAATAGGCACACGGTTATTCAGCGCCGAAATCATCGCCCGCCCTTGCACGGTTTTCCCTGAGGACTTAGACCCAGCCAGCTCAATAATGTTGAACCCCGCATTAGGTCGACGATCGGTAAAGTTAGTCGACACCAGTGTGCTGAAAGCCTTACCGGGTTTCGTGCGAAAACTAGTGTTCACCTTCGCTGTCGGCCGCGACCAAATGTAAGGCTCCGACCCGCCCTTCTTAGCAAACCCGGAAATAGGTGGCACCGTCGGAATCTGCGCCCGCACAGACTCATTGATTGGCTTCAGCTGAGTACGGAACTCTTTCCGCAACTCGTTGACAAGCTTAGAATCAACGTCCTTTAGCTCACGCAACACAGCAGAAAAATCTGCCTGTTTGATAGTGAAATTAGCGGGCATGATACTTCCATTCTACTTCCGCCCCCGCCTACCGCTCTGAGCCTGAGAACGCGCAACAATGTACCGAGCCATCGTCCACAACATACGCGGGTCCTCCTCCATCAACTGACGAGGAGCAATGCCTGTTTCCACAGACAACGCCGCAATCTCCCAATGGAGGCTAGTTTCACCTAGCCCCTTTATTTTTTTCCTGAAGCCTCAGACACGCTAGAAACAGACTCAACCCACTTCTCAAACGTTTCCGTAGTCCGGGCAGTACGCTTCAGCACATGCCAGGCAAGGAAGAACAAGTGAGTGAGCCGAATCTCTTTCTCCAAACGTGCCACACTCAAATCGAAGTGTGACTCAAAAGCGATCAGGTCGGCCGCAATAGCAACACAGTCTGCGGTGGTTTCATCAAGGAACTGAACTTGTAGGTTTATGGGATTCATGCTTACGCAGTGCCCCTAGTGATGACACCGTCAGCCAGAGGCCAAGACACTGACAACGTAGCGAGGTCGCCCACAGAGGAAGCCAGAGGGCTGTACTCGGTGACCAAGAACACACCAGTGTAGCTGGGGTTAGTGGCCGAAACGGTACTACCCTGAGGCAGAATCGTCACGGTAGCCTGCGAACCAAGCAAAGGCCACAAGGTGGCGTCCACGCTGGATGCTCCGAAGTCTTGGTGGAAGTCAAGCGAAATGCTTGCATCTTTCAAGCCCGAAATGCGCTGGACGAAGGTGTCGCCAAAAGCGGTGACTTCTTGCTCCGAGGCGCTTACATCGAGAGTCGCTGCAGCCAAGCTTGTGCTGAAGTTAGTCCCGTTGATTGAAATGCTGTAATCAGTAGCAACGAACTTTGCCACAGTTTTCTCCTTATTAGTCTGCGAACACAGTGACGGCAAAATCTGCCGACAAGTAGGTTATATCTCCAATTGTAACCGATTGAACGTTGGTCATCTCAGTGACGCGCGTATCGTATGCGCTACCTGCCAGAGTCTTATCGGACTCCACAGCGCTCTTCACCGAACGGCCACCATCGTCAGAGATAAGGTCATCCAGTGATCGTTGCGCCTGCGAGGTTGCTATACGCCCGAAGATGACAGTGACCACGAATGAGTACTCCGTCAGCCCCCGTTGCATGGCCGTGTTGTAGCTGACCGAACCTAGCTGCACAACCGCTGCAGGCATCGCAGGATTGTCAGGAATATCGGCGTATGTTCTGATGCCACTAATAGTGCCCAGGTTGGTTGCAAGGGCTGTGCGCATAGCAGTTATGCTCACGCCATCCTCAGCTTCCGGTAAGGGTCAATCAGTCGGGCCACGTCGGGGTCGGTTCTGCCGATACGAACGGCACCCATGTCGGAGAAACCCAGCACACCTGTCGGGGACTCGTAACGCTTATAGGCGCGGAGTGAGGCGAGGATGGTTGCCTGCTTGATAGCGATAGGGATAGAAGCCATACCGAACACTGCACGGATCTCCACAGACGCCTGCCCTGCGCTAATGTCCCGTGGCTCATAGATAGGCCACAGCAGGTCACCCACAGCACGAATACGTGTGAATGGTGTGGCAATACCTCCAGCGATACCGTTCAACGGTTCGAGCTGGTAGTCGCTTTCAGCCCATTCCTGATTGAACCCGCCTTCACCTGTAGTGTCGGTCCTGATTCTGTCGATAGAAACAATGTCATCAGTTTCGAGGAAGAAAATGTCTGTCGGAATATATACGCGTGTGGCCGTGCCAGCACTGTAGAAAGTGCGTTCGCAGTATGCGTCAATGTCGCGTGATGCTGACTCGATAGCGATCTCTAGCAGTGTGTCGTCGATAGTGTCTGTGATGCGAGCTGCAGCTTTCACGTCAGCCAAAGTCGCATAAGGGTTAGTCATTGCCATGTAGAAGCCTCCGCTACTAGTTTACCCGTTGCC